TGGTCATGGGTTCTAATCCACATAGCTTTTTCTACTGGGTCTGACAACTCACCCAATGTTTTGCCTTCAATTGCTTTAACCATTGGCGCATATTGCGGTTTATTCCATATTTCTTTAGCAATATTAGACATTTCAGGCGACCAGGATGTTCCTTGATGGTTTTTCATGGCGCTAATTAAACGTTCACCTAAAGATACGTTCATAAACCAATCTTTTTGTGGTGATAAAACGGCCAATACTCCTGAAGCCGCTTGGTCAGGAACCCCATATTCTTTACCGAACTTGTCCACAATGTTTCGGGCGCCGTTATACCAAAGTTTGCTACGTTCTCTAGTGTCTGCCGGCACCGCATCATGTAAATAAAGCAAGTTGTCTTTTACATGATTAATAAACTTTTCTGCATTTACATCTACGTTTTTAGACTTTAATCCAATATTTGGATAGTCTTTTAGCAATTCAACGTTGTGTTTAAAAGCTTCAGGTTCTTTTTTAGCCGCTTCATAATTGGAAAATAAATGTTCTGTAATTGGATTTTCCGTTGCTTTTACGGCGGTTGGAACTCTAGTGCTAACTGCGTGTTCTGCGGCGGTTACTGGCTTAATACTTAATCCAACCGGTAAACCTTTAGTTATTTCTGCGGTTTTCCCTAATGCTGGTGCGGCCATAGCGGCCACATCAAAAGTAGGTTCAAAACGTCCTGATTTCCATATATCAGCACGGTTTCCACCGGTTTTTACTATATCGGATGGGTTTCTTACTGGATAATCGCCTTGGCCCCATCGCTGAACTTCTTCCGGAGCCTGGCCTAATAAAAAGTCGCCTAATTGGGTTCCACCAATTAATGGAACTTGGTCTTTTACGTAATATTGATTGGCATATGTTTTAGCGGCATTGAGCAATTCCCCAATTTTTGCAACGTTGGGATTAACGGTTGGTATTGGGCCTACCGTGCCTAGTTCATAATCATCAGCCATGATTAATTTTATATGACTTCAATCAATACATCAACGCCGCCACCCTTACGAATTTCACCACGATTAATCATAAGTACATCAATCTGTCCGTCATTGTCATAAACGCCGGCATCTTCTAAACCGTCTAAAACGGCTTTCAAACGATTATCTAGGTCTGTGACTACCTTTGACCGTGGATATAAAAATAATGTCACTTCAAGGCGTTTGGTGCCAAATTTGGGTATGTTTTGCGCTACGACACATTCTGCCACCGCAGTTTTAAATTCGCGCCCAGCTTTGCTTAATACTGTATGGCCACGAAAATTGCGCCAGTACGTGTTAACACTAGGTGGGTATGGCAATTTAATTATCATTTAGCAATTTTTCAACTTTTTCGTGTAAATCTTCTTCGCTAAATCCCCAGTATTTTTGGAATCCTTTGTGTCCAAGGGAATGAACGCTGGTATTTCCAAGACGGTGGTGCCACATACACAAGGGTATAGTGTTGGCGGTTTTCCTAGGCTGACCATATCGGCGTATATGATGGATTTCCACGGGCGTGTCGGTGTCAGTAATTCCATTTTGCCGGCACAATATGCACCCCAATCTTGCCAATTTAGCATAGTGTTCTTTTTCATTTGCCATTCGCTAGTTCGTACCATTGCTTGTAAAAGTCTTTAAACATACTAAACCCTTGACCAGCAAGCATACATTGTCCATCCGGTTGAACCAAATAATATTTATTGATAATTGTTTCAGTATCGGTATTACCATAAATGATTACAACCATAAAATCTTCTTTTTTTGCTAATGCTTGAAGCAAATACTTTTGGCCTTTGCTTACTTTTTCACCAGGCCGTTTCCATTCCATAATTAAAAAACAACCATTGCGTTCACATATTCCATCTACATTACTTGGTACAAAATGTGGGTTTTCTTCAATTAATCCTTGAAAATCCACATAATCTGTATGTGTCGCATAAGCGTTACGCATTAGACTCATTGTTCAGCCAAATCCTTTGCAATCAACTCTAGGTCATGCGCTACGTCAGTCATATCTAGCGATATTTGATAAGCTTTATCGTATTGACCTTTTAATGTGGCTTTATGAAAATCTTTAATTAATTTTAATAACGCTAAATATGGTGTTGAATAATCATTCATTTCTCTTCCGCCTTTCTTAATTTGTTATATATGTAGCTTCTTTGCCAATAAAACTAGGCATTTCACTTTTAATTGCCATTTCAACCATATCGTCTGCAATCTCCAAAGCAATGCCGTAACCTTCTGTTGTCATAGTAATTTTGTCAGTATCATCAACCTCAATAAGAATTGTGGCTTTCATTTTTCTTCCGCCTTTCTTAACTATATCTAGCTATGATGTAAAAAATAACCACACCAAGTAACCACCATTTAAAACTGCCGTCAAATACCCAGTTTATAAAATTCATTTCTCACTAGCCTTTCTTAGTATTAGATAAGCAAAATAATGTTGTTGTGTAGTAAACCCTTGTTGCATAGCAATACCATCTTCCTGTGATTCTGCCCACAATTCGTTTACTACAGCATCTGTTAGTGTCTTTGCTGGATGGGTGTAGATTGGCTTTTCAACTGCCACAAAATTTTTATCATGTTTCTCTCGTGTTCCGCTAACCCAACTAACACCATTTTTATTTTCGTAATACCACGCTACTGGTTCATTGTTCATTTTGTTAGTCTTTCAAGGTTACGGTTACTGGCTTCTTGGGTACGCCACGCTTCAAAACGTAGCTTTGCCGCTTCCAGGCGGTACTTCCACATTTCTGTTTTGTACGTTGCCGCGCCAATAGCTTTGCATAAGTCTTGATATTCTTGGCTGGCGTAAGCTTCACGTTCTTGGGCGCCCAAACTTTGTTCGCTTGATTGTTTCATTTTTATGGCTTTTAGGCTGGATTTATAGGCTTCTAATTCAGCCAGTTCACCCTTTGCTTTAGCGTATTCCGGGGCAAATTCGTATAGATAATCTACACAATCATTGGGGTCAACTACACGGGTTTCAGCTTTCATCGTTCCATCCATATTTTAGCTACTACTAACAAAACAAAAACCCAAAGCACTAGGCCGCTAAAAAAGAAAAATATAAAAATAAGTTCATTCATCGCCAATCCCCAATTTGTCCACGGTTGCCTTTTTTCCATTGGTCGTACATATCTTTAGCAAGTTGCTCACGGCGTTTATCAAACTTAGGATTAGCAAAATAACTCCTAAAACCGGTAAGCCCAAACTTGGTACGGTATATAAGTAATTGTCTAATTTCGCACTCATACCGCCATCTTTCCAATATGTTGTTGGATTCGTTGTCGGTACTGTCCCATTGTTTCCCCGGCATAAGCTTTTAGTCCCAGTTCGCGGCCTTTAGCCAATGTTAATTCATCGGTACTATACCAAGGCATAGCTGGGCGTTTTGCTTCTTTTGGGGTCATGTCCAGTTCATCTTCCCAGCGGCCTTGATTAATCCAAGTGCTTGCATGGGGGATAAAGTCTGATTCAGTACCCTTTAATTTCCAGTACGCAACGTGTTCTTCAATGGCTTCTATTGCTTGGGTTTGTTCGTCCTTTGTCAGCCGGTTAAACGCCCCCAGGGCGGCACGTTTAGCTACCTTCCTGGGGTAATGTTTCCAAAAGGTTTCAAACATTTTCAGCCTGATTGTAATAATTATTGATGGCTTTTATTGCTTTGTCGCAAATTGCATCGCTTCTGCACCAACGGCCATTAGGAGTAAAAAATTCAAAACTTGTTGCATTTTTTTCTAATGTTGCGGTGTATTCATTATCAAAAATTGTTTTTGAATATTCAGTACCGTTTTCTCTAGTAATGAACCAAACGTCTGTAACTTTCATTTTTTTTCCTTTTGTTTTCACGGTAAAGCACCGTATTAATAATTTACTAAAGTAATCTTTACTTGTAAACAATTATTTTCTAGTGATATACCCTAATATCTAATAACTGTTGTATTTATGTTGCTTTTTGGTGGACAAACCTAGCCCACCTAGGTTGCCTTAATAAGTTTTGCTTTTCGGAGCCACTTAACCCGTCAGTCGTTCAGGAAACCGGCACTAACTTCGCCACCGGCATTTGCGTTATTACATTCCTTATCCCCCAGTAACGCTTCTATTCTGACCGCTGGTGGTGGTGAATCCCCAATCAGAACGATTGCGAATAAGAAACAAAAAACCCCTTAGTGGATAGACTGTATGGAAACTAAACTAATTAAATGGTTCAAGTGCATTTAATTAATTCAGAACAATCTACCCATTAAGGGGTTCTAACTTCAGCGGTTTCCATGTCGCAATGGTTAAAACTATATCACATATTTCCCCATTGGTCAGCCATTGCATCAGCAATTCCTTGATAAGTTGTGCTTCTTAATTTCCAACGGTCTGCGCTGGGCGGCAATTTATGCAAACGTTGTTCACGTCCTTCAACAATATTTGTTGGTTGTAATTCCGGCAAACCTTTTAACCATAAGCAAGTAGCTTTAGTTTCACCATGCCCAAACATCCAAGGTTGAATAATTTGATTTTGCCGCCTACCAATGATTTCTACGGCGTATTTGTGCATTATTGGATTTTCAATTGCAAATTTAGGAATGTTGCAATCTAACAATTTTTTAAAAAAATTAGCACCATCACGCATTTTGTCCCAACGGCCTTCTTGCTTATAAAGCCATGAAACGCCTGAATTACACAAATAAGTGCATGGTGGATGGGCTACCATCAAATCCCAGCCATCATTAATAATGTCAAAAATATTGCCTTGGTAATGCGGCCCTTCGGCATCAGAAGGCAATAAATCACAACTCATAGCTTCGTGCCCCCCCCCGATGAACGCATCACGTACACGTCCTGAATACTCACAAGCTACTAAAACTTTCATAAATTTTTAAGTTCCGGCCACACGACCCACCAGTTGTCAGGAAACAACGTTTTCCTAGTTACTAATCCATGACTTTCGCGTTCAATGGTTGCGGCCATTAACGTTAATGGACCCATCGGAATAGCATCCTTGTTGCGCCATTGACACACCGCTTGAACGCTTACGCCACATAGCTTTGCGACCTTTGCGGGCTTTCCTAACAAGTCAATTAATTCTGCATTAGTCATTTATTTTCCTAAAATTACTAAATATTTCTTTACAAGAACTAAATTTTACTTTACATTTGTCAGTACGGCAATGTCGCCGTGATAAATAAGGAAATAAAAATGCAAAACGAATTAAGCCAGCTAATGTTGGAACATGAAGAATTCCTAGAAAAAGCTTTAGATGACATGGAATTTAGTAATGAATTCCTGACCCAAGAACAAGTTGATTGCATCCGTCAAGCTTGTGGAAAACCACGTAATAGTCACGTTAACCCATTGTTACGTGATGTGATAAATGACTTTGCCAATGTTTTTGGAAGTAATTTCAAAAAATTTGATGAAGAAACTAAAAAAATGTTTGGAAAGTGAAAAAAATGATAATTGCAAAAAGAAACAATTCAGGCACCAGCGACTTTAAATTACCGCCATCAGGTAGCTTTCTAGCCCGTCTATATCGCATTATTGACCTTGGCACCCAAACAACTGAATGGATGGGTAAAAAGAAAATGCAACGCAAAGTATTGTGTATGTTTGAGTTGCACGGGGAAGATAACGATGGCAATCCATTAGTCATGGATGACGGCAAACCAATGGTCGTTTCAAAGCGTTATACACTATCCCTGGACGAAAAAGCCACGTTGCTAAAGGATTTACAAGCTTGGCGCGGCAAAGAGTTTACACAAGAAGAATTAGACGGTTTTAGCCTAGAAGTATTGCTGGGTAAATTCTGTATGGTTTCTATCACGCATAGCGAATATCAAGACAAGACTTACGCCAATATTGCCAGCATCAGCCAGGTGCCGGCCGCATTGAAAAAGCTTGGCGAACCCGTTGGTGTCAATGAAACTTTAATGTTTTCTATTGACCCGTGGGATAAAGAAAAGTTTGAAAAACTATCACAAGGGTTGCAAGATTTAATTAAGAAATCTGCTGAATACCGAAACACCTTTGATACTGCGCCAACTAAACAAGGCGCAACAATTGAAGATGACAATTTTGACGATATTCCATTTTAAGGATTAATATGAAATGCGCTGAATGTAAACATTTTGCTGGCCAGCCGGGCGACCGGTATGGCTTGTGCAGAAGATACCCAAAAAACGAAAATAAATCACAAGAAGATTTGTGTGGTGAATTTGATTCCAAAGTTCAGGTTGAAGTTGTATATGAAACCGTATATGACATAACAACGGATGAATTCAAACCCAAACGTGGAAGAAAACCCAAAAATGTTGATTAAGGAACGTCAAAGTGAAAGTGGACATTGGTACGACCGTGAAGGCAATCCAGCCTACACAAC